TATTGATAACTGTTGGACGGAATGCGGGGCCTCGTTCTGATCTACCAATAATAACCGGTCCTACTGGTTGTGGACGGGATGGTAGTTGTGAATTGTCAATTTCATTAACAAAAATCCCTGGTGAGACAAACTTAAACTTTTTAACTGACATTATTATGATTCTCCTTATTAATGAAAAAATATTTCTTTGCTTTTTTCTCTAGTAAATAGTATTAAAAAATTCGAAAGGTATAAATTTATTCGCGATATCCGCCATCTATCGACCTTCTCTTGTCGGTTGTTTTTGTACCGTCACCACCATGTCTTGGAATGTCCCCCAAAGAGACCCTTTCTCTGGATACTCTCAACTCTGCAACCGTTTCTCTTACAACTAGTTTTGGCTGATCTTGATTGTCGTTTTGGCCTATCAAATACGCCAATGTTCTAATGTCTATAGACGTTTCATACTTTCTTTCTTCGGTCTGCATTGAGCTAACATTGTTATTCTGGGAAAAGTTGCCATCAACAAAACATTCAAACAAATGGCCATCTTTTCTAATTGAAAAATAGTTAATATTTCCGTATTTCGTTATAAATGGTTGTAATAACTCATTCATTTGTTGCTGATACTCTGTTCTCAAAGTAATTGAATAATTAATATTTACCCAAACAGGCATTGGTATTGTTACCGTTTCGTATACTATCTTCTTATCTACTTTCTTTACGAATTGAGGGCCTACATTGTCGTCGTTGCCCAAATATCGATCTATATTTGCATTTTGAAATTCTGCTGTTTTGTCATGTTTTATGCGCCTCGCGACAACCATTTCTGGTACACCGCCTTTGGCATCTGGCACTGCTGGCAAGTGTGCAGGGGCAGCACCTTTTCTTGACATATCTTTTTCAACAGATGTTCTTTCAACTGTAATAGCCGGCAATATTAAAGTGCCTTCACTGTCTCTCAAGCCCTTGTCTCGTTTAATTTGATGAGCGCGTTCAGCAGATACCCATGTTACCGGTACCTTGCTCCAACCCTTGTTGGTGGTTACATGCAAGTTTAATCTATCATTAATATAGTTAAACATGGCCGTATCAACGGTTTCAAATGTTGACGGCTGAAAGGCGATTTCTTTTATGTCCTTTTCAGTATGTGTATAATGCTTATCATCACGAGGCATCGAAAGTACCCTCTCTTGCGCGGACACACTTAGCTAAAATTTCCATTTTATGCTCAACTTGTCCAAATATTTGTTTTGGCTCTGCTAAGGTTACAATTTCATAGAAAAGTTTGCCGTAAAGAACAAAATCTCCCTCTCTAACAAACAAGTCTTGATCTTCTACCAACCTTCTCTTGTGAAAATGCACGGAAATTGACGATTTCTTGTCAATCCCAAAATTTGACGTTTCTGTTTCTTGGCCTTCCCAATCAACCAAGGCATATACTCTAACGGGAGGCAAAAAAGTCTTTGCTATCGCCTCTCCGTAAAGGGGGTGAAAGTTCGTGTGTTCCAAACTCACTGGATAGTAGACAATCTGCTGCCCTATGACTCGCTCGATAAGCTCGTCATTAACTTGTTTAACCAGATCCCTCTCTTTTCTTCCTACAAAGAGGGGAGGGGGCGGGTTACCGGGTCTTGTCCACTTATTAGCCATTTAATTACCCCACAAATATCGGAACTGGGACACTAGCCATGGTCTTGTTAACAGAGTCTGCTACAGCGGCATCTTTTTCAGCCAATTTTGCATATGTTAACTCATCCAGAACGGTCTTAAGTTCCTCTCTTAATTTTTCTTGCTCGTCTTTCGCCTGAGATAGCAAATCGGAACCATTCAAGGTAACGGATTCGCCGGGAATTGGTATTGTAGCAAATTTGCTTCTTACTTGCCCCAACATCTCTTTGGAGAGCGAAAGTGCAAATCTTCTAATCCACTGTTTTCCCATGGAGTTTATGTTTTCAAAAGGTACGTTCTCAAAGGGCAGCGTGTTCATGTTGTTTACGCCCTTTGTACCTGATTTTCTATCAGATTCTTCCACCCATGCATCTGTTTTAACCGAGAACTCAACCCAAATCTTTGTTGGGCCTGCGCTGGAGGGCGGAGGAAACAATCTTAACCTATTATTTTTAACCTCATAAGACCAGTGCGAATATCTGGTGTAAAGCGAGTCTTCATAAGCTCTGGCTTGCATTTTGTTTTGCCATGTCGGTATTAACTCAAAAGTTGAGTCATCGGCGTATTGTCCATAATTGGCCAAATTACCAACGGTATTTAGGCCACCATAATATCCATAAAAACGCCACATGGCCTGGGGAGTCTTATAAAACACCTTTCTAATCAAAATCTTTCTATTTCCGATCTTGTTCGTTGACAAGTTAGAGTCCGAAAAGGACAAGCTTGCACTTGCAGCAGCGTCGGCGGCAATCAGAGTCTGCACATCATAATCTTGAGTCGGAGTATCTCCATCAATGTCAAGAGAGGCTGAATAAATTGTCTCCACCCCTCCAATGTTAGCGGCATTTGCTACGCCGTCAGCAACGCGACGAGAATATTCAAACTCATTTCGAGGATACGACAATTGAATTTTTTCACTAGATTGTGCTTTGACTTCTTCGTCTCCGGAATCTGATTTTAGATTTCCGTCATTGTCAAATGAGCCCGTTGTGTTACCCAACAAGTCTCCCAACACATTTTTAGCTTGATGCACATTAACAAGATATGAATACTCTAATGTAGCTTCTTCATATGCAGCATATACTTGATATTCTGTTAATTCAATATCTAAAACGTCGCCGCCAAGCTTCTTATAAGTGTAGGCAACCTGATCCTTTGCACCGGTCTTAAAATCGTTGCTTGTGTATATACCAAAAGGCAAAGTATTGCCAGAAGAATTGACATTATCAACATTTCCCGTAACAGGCAATGTTATGGAACTAGTTGTACTTGTAGGTGTTAAAGTTGGAACTGCCATTCATTTAAGTCTCCTCGTTATAATTAGTTATTCTCAAGACAAAAAAACCCCGACCTAGTAAAAAAACCAGATCGGGGTTGATTTGCTTTCAAGTCTTAAGACGACTGCAATTAGCCGTTGAGATCTTGAACAATGACAAGACCGTACATATCGGGTCGAACCATCTTCTTGGCGTAGCGAGTCATGACCCCCTTACGCGGTACGAAGTCTTCGGTCCCGAAGATTGTCGGCGTGACTTGGAGAGGTACATAAGGAGCATATACGTAGCCACTTTCAAGGAAGCTACCACCCTTACGTCCAACAAGAACAACGTTACGCAGGAAGTACGGATCAACGTACACATCCCACTTCTTGCTCAAGCTACCAGTGTTAACTGCTCCAACCGTGCCTTTGTCGCTGTCATGAGTAACGTTAGCTCGGAAGCCAGCGGTAAACTCAAGAATGTTAGCAACTTCAGGTGAAACAACAACGAAGTTAGCTCCGCCACGAAGCACCTTGCGGTGGATCTGTGCAGAAACATCGTTGATGGCTTCGACGAGAGTCTCATACCATTCGGAAACGGTACCGGTAAAGTCAGCACCAAGCAAACTTTCGTTAGCAAGGTCATCACCAATCGGTCGGCCAGTGTTACGATCAAGGAACTTACCAGGGCGACGTGACCAATGAATGGTGTCAGCCTGTGCACCTTTTACGAGATCAGCAAGAATCTCACGATCAATCTCTAGAGCAATCTGCTCGGACAGAATTGAGGTAAGCTCAACTTCTGCATCAAGATTGTGATAAGCGTTAAGATCTTGACCAAGTTCCGGCGTCCACTTAGCTTTGAGCTTTTTGGTGATTGCCGTCACAGCGATTGAATCGACTTTGATGTCGATTTCGGGGATATTTTCTTCTCCCTCAAGACCCCATGTTCCGCCACCTTTGACAGAACCTGTTGCTCCACCAGTTTCAAACTGATCCATGAGCGGGTACTTACCATCAATGTCACCTAGGTTGGGTTCAAGTTCCGATGGAGTATAGCCTCCAGCGTAATCAGCAATAACAACCAAAACTGCATCGGCAGTTCGGTTTCCATGATCGCGAATGTCTGAACCAGAGAACTGGGTCAAACGACGAACTTGAAGCTGCTGACCGGTGGATGAAGCCGTTAGCTCAGAATTAGTAATAACAATATTCTGAATCTGATCCTTGTTGAGCTTCGGCATGTTTGTTTCCGAAATAGACAGCGCTCCTACGAACACAGTCGTTGTACCAGAGATAAAATCTGGATCACCTTGGCAGAAAATGTGATCGAACTCTGCCTGGGAATAACCAGAGAGATCGGTCGTGCTACCGGTACCACCGAAGGTACCAGAAACCACCTTTGTCAAAGTCTTTGCAGTAAAGGAACCAGTCGGTGAAGAATAACCAGTATTCAAACCGTAAGGTCCAGACTCAGCATAAGAGCCCGTAAGGGTCACACCGCCGGTAAGGGCGCTAGCAACCTGTGAGCCTCCATAAAGTGATTCTTCTGAGGAACCAGAGTGCGGATATCCCAAACGAGGAAGTCCTGCTCCATCGGTTGAGGTTGTGAAGTCCAGGAAGAAGATGAGTCCTGACGGCAGGCTCATCGGCTGGACGGAAACTAGGTCGTTCGCAATAAGCGAACCGAAAACACGTCGGACAATTGGGAATGCAACGGCTGCGAAACCTTCCACATCACCTCCAGCCATCGTGCTTGCTTCACGAAGAAGCTCTTTAGCTTGGTTCTCAAGCAAAACAGCCATCGTGTTTTTACTACTATTATTGTCGATACCCTCTAAGAGGCCGGTCTTCTCCCACTTATTAAGCAGAGCAGCACCTTCCTGTTGGAGATCACGACTAACAATACCTTCTGTCAATTTATTTAATATAGACATTTTATAGTCCTCCTTTTAAAAATTATAATTAAATCAGGCTATACCTGCTAGTTTTTTCATTCGATCCAAATGAGGATTGAATTGTGGTTTTTCTTCCTTCCTGACGGAAAGAAGCGTTGAAGATCTTCGATTCACTGCTTCGCTAAGTGATTCCGGCTTTCGCTCCCTACGAGGTTTCGAAACGCCCACTGAACTTTGAAGAGTATCATAAATTACTTTTGATTCTTCAACGGTTGAAGCCTTTGAGATAGCCTCGACAATTTGATTTTTTTGTCGCTCATTCAAAGAGATGTCGCTCAAAGTCTTATTTGTGTAAAGTAATTTTGCGTTTTGCAGACTAACTTCGTTAATCGCATCTTTTAGTTGCAAAATTATTTCTTTATATTTGTTGTTCTCGTTAATCAAGGATTCGTTTTTGCCTTGAAGGTTGGAATTGTTTTGTTCGAGCTTTTCTAGCTCTTCATGAATCGCGGTCATGTCTCGCTCTTCTTCCTCTTCCAGTTCTTCGTCGCCAGCGGCTGCAGCTTCAGCTTCTTCGACTGCGGCGGCGATTTCAGATGATGGTCTTTCGATCCAACCAGTCTTAACCGGCGTAATGTCAACTTCCAACTCTTCTAGAATGTTTGCAAGCAGTTCATCATCGATTTCAAGTTCTTCGGCTACCATATCAGCCAGATCAGCCGTATCTCGCATTTCTTCCTCTGGAAGTTCACCTTCTTCTGCTAGTTCTTGTTTCATTTGTGCCTGTAGTTGAGGTAGATCAACCGTGACTAGTGTTTCTTCATCTGGGCAGGGACAAGAATTAGCTCCTTCTGCGGCTGCGAGAGGCATGTCTTGTACAACCTGATCTGTCCCCATTTCATCTTCTTCTTCAAGACCCAGATCCATTTCGTCTTGCTCCAAAAGGGCGTCGATAGCCTCTTTGACTTCTACCTGATATTTCTCGATAATTGCTTGTTCTGCATTTTTGAGGGCGGCTTCTTTCAAAGCTTCTGCATCGACAATTGCTTGCTCTAGCATAGATGACATTATATACTCTCCTTGTTAAAATAAATATCAAAAATAAATAGTATTTAAATGTTCCAAATGACTAATTTTGTTTGCTAGACACTAGCGACGAAAACCTCTAAGTCACATGCTGCTGTATTGGCCAGGGCTGTGATGTTCACCAAGTCTGCCAGAGAAAGGGTGAGGCCGGTGCCATCAATGGCGTCCATGGTGTCAACGACGCCTCCAGACAAGTCCCCATTGTATATAAAAGATTGACCATAATCTAATTTGACTGCAAACTCATCATCACTTTCATTCTTAAATGTTAATGTAACATGGTTTGTGTCATCTAGGTTCGTAATTCTAATATATCTAACATTGCCTTCTAAAAAAGTTCCACTAGAGACAACTGTAGACATAGCAACAATCTCTACCTCGCTGGTGGGTACCGTAACTATTCTTTTGGAGATCTCATTAATTTCTTTTAATTTTAATGTATTTGTGGAACCCTGTTCAGTGCCATTTAAAGAAATTTCTTCTGTGATTTTCACCGTCATTGTAGCTGCGCTTACAGTGCTTGCCATTTTAATTCTCCTTCCTTATTATAATTAAGCGTTGTGCTCGTTAACGATTGTTTCAATTGCTGAATAAATATCGTTATACTCTTCTTCTGTGCTTGGGTCTCCATCATCGTCATACTCAGAAAATGTAAACTCCAAACTCCAACTGCCGTAACTTAACGAAGCCATGTTTACTGCGGGTCGTTCTAGTGTGGCAGTTTTGTCAGGTCTTTTAGCTAGAGAATCTCTGACTGCTTTTTTAATTGCTGCTTTTTTGTTCATTATCCTACCTCATTATGCTACTGTAAACTCAAGCGAAACTTGGAAATAACTTGTGGCCGCTGTTGTTCCACCAATCGGCTGGAATCCAATAATCACACAATCTCCTGCCGAGATTGAATTACCACTAGAAATTGCAGTATTTATGGTTTGAAGTGCATAGTCTGTCAATTGTGTCGAACCATCATTGGTTAAATCTGCGGTTCCTATCTGCGTCCAAGTAATGTCCGTGCTAAATGTGTTGTTGTTAACCGGAGTAGCCTTAAACACACAAACACGAACCGAATGACATCCAGAATTAGCATTAACGCGAGATGTTGCTGTAATTTGAGTTAACGTTACATTTCTGGGTGCTTGCCATTGCGGACCACCCTCAAAGCCAGAGAGCCAATCAGAGTCAACATTAATAGTTGATCCATGTGTTGCACTCTTGCTAACATAAAACTGATTTCCACTTGTGTCAACGTCATCTGTAAAATAGACATTGCTGGTGCTGCCCAGAGCGCCTGCTCTAAAACGATTAGAGATGCTATATCTATCCGAACTGCTTCCACCACCTGCTGCGGCCCAAGTTGGTAAACCGCTAGAAAGGGTCAAAACCTGATCATCGTCACCTTTTGCCAATCTTTGCAAGTTACCGGAATTACGATAGTATATATCCCCATCTGCATCAGAGCCTAAAGCGAATCCACCGTTAGGAATGTCTAAGTCACCAGCAATCGTTGTTAATGAATCAGAGCCATTACCAATGGTAACATCAACTTCATCTTCAGCTGAACCGTCTGTAATAACAAGACCGGGTTGGGATTCTCCATCGTGAGATGCGACGGAGAGTGTTAACTTACCACCCTCTTGACCGTTGGTGTGCACCGCCACTTGTGATTTAATTTCGGAGAACAGTACTTGATCTTGGTTAGCATCATCTGCGTAGAATTCAATCAAGCCAGCAACATCGTTGGCTGCTCCTGCTGCACCTTTATCCTTGACAAATCGCAATCGCGCACCATCGGCATCATTGGTGGTATTTTTAATCGTAACCAGCGGATCATTGGCGTTTGCAGAGCCAATTGTAACAGTGTCCGTATCAATTGTGACAGCAGTTGAAGCATTAATGTCAACCGTTGGGGCCGTCATGTCAAGTGTAGTGCCTGAATTGATTTCAAGATGACCATCAGCGGAAGCAATTATATTTTCACCGCCGGCGGCATCATGAAAAGAAAGTTTACTATCTCCTGCTAAAACAAGCTCATCTGCTGACTCATCCCAAAGCATATACTGACCAGACGTAGCACCATAGAATTTTACATCATGCCCAGTATCATCAACCCCAATTGTAAGCGGACCTTTTGCCCAAATTGCATGTGCATTTGTAATTGTTTGGTTGGTACCGGCTGCGGGTGGGCCAGAAATGTACAAAGTGGCTGCGTTCGTAGTTGTAACGCTGGAATTGCTGGCCAACAAAGTTATCGCTTCAATACTAACCTGGCTATATGCGGCTGCGGTACCACTTCCAGAAGTATTGTTATCGGTCATGTTTACACCACCCTCGATGTGAAGGTGAGAACCATCTGCAGCTGGCGTGATGTTAGCTGCTGCCAAATCAATCTGTTGTTTTGCCGTAAAAGTACTAGCGGCGCTTGTTGAAACTGCACCGATGTACGTAGCTAAATTTGCTCCGTCAACATATTTAACAACCCCGCTATCAGAACACAAGAACTTATCGACGTCGGAACCAACTTCTGCAATAGTGCTCAGTGTAACCGCGCCTCCAACAGACAAGGTAGCAGAGATGTCTACATTGGTTGATGCATTAATATCAACAGTTGGTGCAGTTAGGTCAATTTCTGTAACAGAAGCAATGGCCAGTACGCCGGAGCCGGCACTACCAATATATTGATCCCAGTTTGTTCCGTCTTCAAAATAGATTTTTCTGGTGGCGTTTAGCAAAAGACCATTATCGTGATAGTGTGTAAACTTAACATCTGCGTCATCACCAAAACTAAGAACACAGCTATCTGAGTCTAGAATTAAATCGTCGCCAACCGTGATGTCTCCAGATGCAGTGATTGCGGCTCCTGCAAGTGTTCCGCCACCAACCGTTAAAGTGGACGAAGAATGAGTTAGGGTCATGTCCCCATTGTTAAAGTTAACAACTGCGCCTGAAGCCAAAAACAAATCTGACCACATCTTACTGGTGGTACCAAGTGCGATTCCGTCGCTTGTGGTCGGAGAAAATTCGTTTGCTGCTAACGTAATTTCATCAGCGTTTGCAACCCTAAATGTTACAGCATCGTCTGTGGAAAAATCTATTAAGTTGTGAGCATCTCTACCAATTTTAAGATCTGTGGCAAAAGTGTTGCCTGATACGGATGCCGGCGCTGTTGACGTACCATCTGTAAGTTGAATGTCCGTACCCGCATCGGTGGTGAAATACAATTCGCAGGGAGTCGTATTCTTGACCCAAATTTGGCCAAATGCGGCGGTATCCGCCACTGCTGCTGAAGTTTCTTTTAGTTTAAGGGTTCCAGTGCTAGAAAGCGCCATTTTTTCGGCTGCAGCTTCGCTAGCGGCTGTTTTAAATGAAAGTTTAGTGGCGTTGTTGGAAGAACTAAAATCGCCCTCAGAAACAGCTTCAATACCGGCGCAAACCAAAACAGCGTCAGTTCCGGTGCCTTCGTCTGGGGCTTGGAAATCAATTGTACCGATGACATCATCTGCAGCGATATCGGTCTCTGCGGTTTGAATAGTGAGCATTACTGGTTTATCATCGCCAGTGTTCTCTCCTATTATCCTCAAACCAGAGGTTGTGTTCTTAGTTTTTATTGCCATATGTACAATCTCCTACCACTTTTTATTATA